CCGTAAACACCCCCCATCGTTTTTATTTACCTCCCCCACCCCCTTATATTTTTTGTGTTATATTTAGCGCAGGTATTTCTGGAGCGCCACAACGCCCTGCATGTATGACCATTAACGTAGAACCTTCAAGTTCGCACCCACTGCCATACTCAACCGAGGATGATGAGGTTTCTTCGTTTGCTGATGCGCTTACGGTAACTGCTAATACTCAGGCGCTTATAGAGCAACTGGGTGGGCCACCGGAGATGACGCCGGAAGAAGCCAAAGAAGCAGCAGCCACTCTTCAGTCCGCATTAAAAACACAGAACAAGTCCGCTTTGAACACTGCACCAGTTGCGTTCGCAGCGAGGGAATTTATTCGTGTGTACAGTGCGCGGCTAGCGGCGGACATTTCGGATGTCAGGACATCAATAACTAATAAGCTATTGGAACTTGCCAACTGTGGTGACCCAAAGTTTGAACTCAAAGCCCTAGAGTTGCTTGGCAAACACAGCGACATCGCGCTATTCACGGAGCGTAGCGAAGTCACAATCAACTACAAAACGTCCTCTGATCTGGAAGAAGCGATCAAGGAACGAGTCAAACGACTGCTTAACTCCGACATAGTAGATGTAACCCCCATAACGTCTGAAAGTCTGGACGAAGAGCTAGGGATAGCTGGTGAGGATACGGATACTGAAGAACTTGTAGCGCAAGTAACATCCACTGACGTAGTTGATACCAATTTGTCAGGGCAACAAGCGTGAGTTCGTTGAACCCCGGCACCGTCAGTCTCAAAGATATCCCCAGTATCCTGCATTTGCTACCAGAACAAGAGCAGGCCAAGCTGCTTGAAGACTTAAAACTGCTTGAGAACCTGAAGACTAAGGAAACGGCGCAGACTAAGTTCATGTCGTTTGTGCGTCTGGTGTGGCCTGCATTTATATCGGGTAAACATCATGCGGTGATGGCTAATGCGTTCGAGCGAGTGGCTAATGGGCAGGCTAAACGGCTTATCGTCAACATGCCGCCGCGTCATACGAAGTCAGAGTTTGCTAGTTACCTGCTTCCAGCGTGGTTTTTAGGTAAGTTTCCGCACAAGAAGGTTATTCAAACGTCCCACACGGCGGAGTTAGCGGTTGGTTTTGGCCGTAAGGTGCGTAACTTGGTGGATACGGACATATATAAGAGCGTATTTCCCGGTGTTGGTCTGCAATCTGACTCAAAAGCTGCCGGTAGATGGGCAACAAACGCTGGTGGTGACTACTTTGCTATTGGTGTAGGCGGTGCGGTGACGGGTAAGGGCGCTGATATCCTCATTATTGACGACCCACACAGTGAGCAGGAAGCCACACTTGCTGAAACTAACTCCGATATCTACGACAAAACGTACGAATGGTACACATCTGGCCCTCGACAGCGGCTACAACCGGGTGGTTCCATCATCATAGTGATGACGCGCTGGTCTAAAAAGGACTTGACCGGCCAAGTGTTGAAGTCTGAGATACAACGAGGTGGCGAGGAGTGGGAAGTTATCGAGTTCCCTGCACTTTTTGAGGAATATGACCCACCAAAACCGCTTTGGCCTGAGTTTTGGTCGTTAAAAGAGCTTTTGGCGTTAAAAACCGAGCTTCCGGCATCAAAATGGCAAGCCCAGTACATGCAACAGCCCACTTCCGAGGTCTCGGCTATCGTCAAGCGGGAGTGGTGGAGGATTTGGGAGGAAGATAAGCCGCCGTTGTGTGAGTTTAAGATTCAGTCGTGGGATACGGCCTTCCTTAAGACTGAGCGGAGCGACTACTCAGCCTGCACGACGTGGGGGGTATTCTATAAAGAGGACGACACGGGCAAGGCACAGGCACACATCATCCTGCTAGACGCCTTCAAAGACCGGATGGAGTTTCCAGAGTTAAAGCAGGTTGCCTTTAAGCACTATAAATCGTGGAACCCCGATGCCTTGATTGTGGAGGCTAAAGCTACAGGTGCGCCGTTAGTCTTTGAGCTACGTGCTATGGGCATACCAGTGCAGGAGTTTGTACCCAGCCGGGGTAATGATAAGATTGCTAGGTTGAATGCCGTGGCGGACATATTTGCGTCCGGTAAAGTTTGGGTGCCTAATACTAACTGGGCAGAAGAGCTTGTGGAGGAGGTTGCGAGTTTCCCCTCGGGGGAGCATGACGACTTGGTGGACTCCATGACTCAAGCACTATTGCGCTTCCGGCGCGGGGGCTTCATACCGCTGCTTACAGATGAATTAGAACCCCGCAAAGAATTTAAGCGGCGTAAAGTATATTATTAAGGATACTACTGATGGCTACACAAAAGTTTATGGGCAAGAATCAGTTGATCGACCGTCTAGCAGCACAGGTTGGGTCAAGGGATACGGCTGTAAATATTTTGCAACAACGTGGGCATCTTAAAGCGGATGGGAAAACCTTTACTGCGGAAGGTGCAAAACGTAACGCCATGACCGCTGAAGAACGGGCAAAAGATCGGGCTTCCAAGAAGACCGGCGCACCTGTATCAGCGTTTAAATATAATCCAAAAACTAACTTTGCTTCAAGGAAAAATCATGGCAATAGATAAAGCTCTCTACCAAGCGCCGCAAGGACTTGAAGCAATTGCTGCGGAACCAGACTTAGAAATTGAGATTGAAGACCCGGAAGCGGTTCGTATCGGGATTGATGGGATGGAGATTGAGATCGAGCCGGGTCAGGAATCGGATGAGGACTTCTCTGCGAACCTTGCGGACGATATAGACGAGAACAAACTGCAATCACTTGCTTCCGAGTTAGTTGCGGAGTTTGAGGAGGACTTAAGTTCACGTAGGGATTGGATGCAGACTTACGTTGACGGCCTTGAACTGCTTGGTATGAAGCTCGAAACGCGCTCTGAACCGTGGGAGGGTGCTTGCGGGGTGTACCATCCGTTACTTGCCGAGACACTGGTTAAGTTTCAGTCGGAGACCATGATGGAGACTTTCCCTGCAATGGGGCCGGTCAAGACTGAGATTATTGGCAAAGAAACCCCGGAGAAGAAAGACGCTGCCGTACGGGTTCAAAGTGACATGAACTACCAGTTAACCGAGAAGATGACTGAGTATCGCCCCGAGCATGAGCGCATGCTATGGGGATTGGGGTTGTCTGGTAATGCGTTCAAAAAAGTTTATTACGACCCGTCGTTTGAGCGGCAAATGTCTATTTTCGTACCCGCAGAGGACATTGTTGTACCTTATGGCGCAAGTAATCTTCAAACTGCCGAGCGTGTTACCCATGTGATGCGTAAGACTAAAAACGAGCTATTGAAACTACAGGTAGTGGGGTTCTATCGGGATGTGGACTTAGGTGACCCCTCCAACACTTTGGATGAGATAGAGAAGAAGATTGCGGAAAAGATGGGTTTCCGTGCGACTACCGACGACCGGTTCAAAGTCCTTGAGATGAACGTGCATCTTGATTTGGAAGGGCATGAGCATACGGACAAGGATGGTAACCCTACGGGTATTGCGCTGCCTTATATAGTCACTATCGAGAAAGGGACGCAGACTGTATTGGGTATACGACGGAACTGGCAACCCGACGATGATACTTGCGCAAAACGTCAACACTTCGTCCACTACGGCTACATCCCCGGCTTTGGGTTCTACTACTTTGGTCTGATCCATTTGATTGGGGCGTATGCCAAGAGCGGCACGTCGCTTCTTCGTCAATTGGTAGATGCGGGTACTCTGTCTAACTTGCCCGGTGGAATGAAGACGCGAGGCATGCGGGTGAAGGGGGATGACACGCCGATAGCTCCGGGTGAGTGGAGAGATGTGGATATCCCGAGTGGTGCGTTGCGAGACAACATCATGCCCCTGCCGTACAAAGAGCCAAGCCAAGTGTTGATGGCGCTGATGAATCAGGTAGTAGACGAGGGGCGTAGGTTCGCTGCTGCTGCCGATTTGAAGGTGTCGGACATGAGTGCGCAGGCTCCGGTTGGTACTACTCTAGCTATTCTTGAGCGCACCCTGAAGGTGATGAGTGCTGTGCAGGCACGGATTCACTACGCTATGAAACAAGAGCTACGCCTGCTCAAAGACATTATCCGGGACTATACGCCAGCGGAGTATAGCTACGAGCCGGAAGAGGGTAACCGCAAGGCTAAGAAAGCCGACTATGACATGGTGGATGTGATACCGGTCAGTGACCCTAATGCCGCTACTATGAGTCAGAAAGTAGTGCAGTATCAAGCTGTGATGCAGTTGGCGCAGTCAGCCCCGCAGTTGTATAACCTCCCGCTGTTGCATAGGCAGATGATCGAGGTGCTTGGGGTTAAGAACGCGGCTAAGCTTGTGCCTACAGAAGAAGATAAGAAACCCGCTGATCCCATTACTGAGAACATGAACGTCCTCAAGATGAAACCGGTAAAAGCGTTTCTCTATCAAGACCACAAAGCGCATATACAAGTACATATGTCTGCTATGCAAGACCCACAGATTCAGCAGATAGTGGGTCAAACTCCGATGGCGCAACAGATTATGGCGGGTATGCAAGCGCACATTATGGAGCATATTGGCTACGAGTACCGCAAACAGATGGAAATGCGGATGGGAACCATGCTACCGGCACCCGAGAAAATCGACGAGGATGGCATTCCGCAGGATATGGAGGTTCAAATCTCGCAACTCGCCGCACAAGCTGGTCAGCAGATGTTGCAACAAAATCAACAGCAAGCAGCGCAACAACAAGCACAGCAGCAAGCTCAAGACCCGCTCATTCAACTCCAGCAACAAGAGTTGCAGCTTAAGCAACAGGAATTGCAACGCAAGACGCAGAAAGATCAAGTTGACGCCGCCGCTAAAGCAGATCAACTGGATATTGAGAAAGAACGCATTGCCGCCCAAGAACGCATTGCTGGTTTACAGGTAGGGGCGCAGACTGCAAAAGCTAAAGAAGAACTGACCGCTAGGCAGCAAACGGAAGGTGTTCGTATGGGAATTGATGCGGCGCACAAAAAAGCGCAATTACAACAAGCAAGTAAACAACAGAATAATCAACCAAAAGGTAAATAATGGATAACACACTAGAGGTACTGGTCAAACAGTGCCAATCTAAGTGCTTGCAGCTAACCGACGCGCTCGTTGATGGCGTCGCAAAAGATTACGCAGAGTACCGCGCAATGTGTGGAGAAATTCGAGGTCTTCTCACGGCACAGCTTTACATTAACGACCTCGCAAAACGCATGGAGAAATCTGATGAGTGACATTTTAATTGGTGTTGATCCGACTAACCCAAACCGGTTTAGGAGCCAGCCAGTGCAGGAAGAAATTCCTATTGCGGATCGTGGCAAGCAACTGCCTAAACCCGCTGGTTTTAAGATTCTTTGCGCTATACCGGATATCGAGGATAACTACGAGAGCGGTCTGATCAAAGCAGATATTACGATGCACCATGAAGAAATCTTAACCACAGTGTTGTTTGTTATCGCTTTGGGGCCGGATGCTTACGCAGATAAAACGCGGTTTCCGTCTGGGCCGTGGTGTAAAGAAGGCGACTTCATTGTTGTTCGCCCGAATTCGGGAACGCGTCTGGATATTCACGGGCGTGAGTTTCGTATGATTAACGATGATACGGTAGAGGGTACGGTTGATGATCCTCGCGGTATCCGTCGCAAATAAGGATAAATCATGGCTGAAGAAGCATACAAATTCCCCGACGAAATTGAAACAGAACAACAGGCTGCGAAACCCCCGACGGAGAAAGAGGAACTAGAGGATAAGTTAATTATCGAGGTGGAAGACGATACTCCACCGGAAGATAGGAATGTTCGCCCCCTACCCAAAGAAACTGTTGAGTCTTTGGATAACGATGATTTGGCGAGTTACGGCAAGAGAGTAAAAACACGTCTTGCCGAGATGAAAAAGGTTTGGCACGACGAGCGTAGGGCCAAAGAAGCAGCGGATCGGGAACGGCAAGAAGCAGTTACTTTTGCTCAACGCATCCTTGAGGAAAACAAGCGCCTCAAAAGTACCCTTTCAGAAGGGGGTAAACAGTATGCCTCTACTATACAAAGTGCAGCTACTCTTGAAGTAGAAGCGGCTAAAAGAGCGTACAAAGATGCCTACGATTCGGGTGATGGGGACAAATTGGCGGAAGCGCAACAGCTTCTTACCCAAGCTAGTATTAGGCAAGAAAAAGCCCAAAACTATAAACCCCCTTTACAAATACCAGAGAATGACGTAGATTCACCACCTGTAGAGGTTAAAACCCCATCTACACCTAGAGTTGACCCGATAACTTCTAAGTGGCTAGATACAAACACTTGGTATGGGTCAACAGGGAATCGTGCGATGACCTCGTATGCTATAGGTGTGCATGGGGACTTAGAGGAACAATACGGCGGTCAATACGTTGGCTCCGCAGATTATTTTGAAAAAATTGACGCAGAAATGCGCAAACGCTTTCCTGAGAAATTCGCCAGCGAAGCAAAACCGCCAGCCGAGAACACTGATTCCGGTTCGCGCACAGTCAGAAATTCCCCTGTTGTTGCACCGGCAACGCGAAGCACAGCGTCTAAAAGAATCGTGCTAAAGGCAACCCAAGTAGCTTTGGCTAAAAAATTTGGTTTGACCAACGAGCAATACGCTCAAGAAGCGCAAAAACTGGAGAATAACAATGGCTGAACAGAATCGCATCGCTCGTGAGTTGGAAAACCGTGAAACCACGCAGCGCGTAAAACAATGGACACCACCGCAAGGTTTGCCCGAACCGGAACCGGAAGCAGGGTATTCTTTCAGGTGGATACGGACGGCTATTCTGGGTAATTTTGATCCCTCGAATACGTCTGCAAAATTTAGGGAAGGCTGGACGCCCGTTAAAGCGGAAGAACAACCGCAAATGTATGCGTACTCTGACCCGAATAGTAAATTTAAAGGCAATATTGAAATCGGCGGTTTGATCTTGTGTAAGATTCCCGAAGAATTTATGAAGCAACGGGAGGCTTACTATAACAAGGCAACTAACGACCAGATAGAAGCCGTTGACAGCAGTTTCATGCGCCAGAACGATGCCCGGATGCCGCTTTTTAATGAGCGCAAAACCGAAGTTTCCTTTGGTCGTGGGACTAAATAACCTCATTTTCAAGGAGTCTTAAATGGCTTATCCCGTTGTTTCGGCCCCGTACGGCCTAAAACCGGTGAATTTGCTGGGCGGTCAGGTGTTTGCGGGTTCTACTCGCATGTTCCCGATTGCTTACGCATATAACACCAACATCTGTAACGGCGACTTCGTCGTTATCGCCCGTGGTCTGCTCACCCGCGCTTCGGTGAGCACCGGTACTACGCTCAACCAAGTTAGCGGTATTTTCTTGGGCTGCTCGTACACCAACCCGACCACTAAACAAAAGCTGTTCTCCCAGTACTGGCCTGCCAACACGCAAGCTGGTGACGCGGTGGCTTATGTTTGTGATGATCCGGACACTGTGTTCCAAGCGGTCGTGTGTAACACCGGCACCACGGTAGCTTCTGGTGCGACGGCGATGATCGGCGCTAACCTGTCGATGATCAACAACACTGGTAGCACTGTTACCGGTAACTCCGCTAACGCAGTTCTGGCCCCCTCCGCGACTCCCGTTACCACGACCCTGCCGATTCGTATGGTTGGTCTGGTGCCGGATACCGCTGTGGCGCTGGGTACCGCGACGTACAGTGCGGGTACTTCTACGCTGACTGTTAGTGCGCTTACGAGTGCTCTGCCGGTTGGTACGGACGTGTCGGTTGTGACCACGAACGGTCAATTGGCCTCCACGGGTTCTTTTGTGGCGACTGCTGCCGCTGTTGGCGCGACCTCGGTTGTGCTGAACCAAGCCGCTTCGTTCACTCTGAACTCTGGCGACTACACCAGCACTGTTGTTTTCACCCAGTACCCGGAAATTCTGGTCAAGCTCCAGTTTGGCTTGCACGGTTACTATTCGGCCACTGGCGTCTAAGGAGAATAAATAATGGCTATTTCACGCGCACAACTACTCAAAGAACTGCTTCCGGGCTTGAATGCCTTGTTTGGTCTTGAGTACAAGCGGTACGGCGAAGAACACAAAGAGATTTACGAAACTGAAACCTCTGAGCGTTCATTCGAAGAAGAAACCAAACTGTCGGGCTTCTCGGCGGCTCCGGTGAAAAACGAAGGCCAAGCAATTGCCTACGATAACGCACAGGAAGCTTGGACTGCTCGTTACAACCACGAAACCATTGCTCTGGGTTTCTCAATCACTGAAGAAGCGGTTGAAGATAACCTGTATGACAGCCTCTCGGCTCGTTATACCAAAGCTCTGGCCCGTGGTATGGCGTACACCAAACAAGTCAAAGCTGCTGCGATTCTGAACAACGCGTTCAGTTCGCAAGTGGTCTACGGCGACGGTGTTTCGCTTTGTAGCACGGCTCACCCGCTGGTTAACGGTGGTACCAATAGCAATCGCCCGGCTACCGCTGCCGACCTGAATGAAACGTCGTTGGAAAACGCTGTTATTCAGATCGCTGGTTGGACTGACGAGCGTGGTCTGCTGATCGCCGCCAAACCGAAAAAGCTGGTTATTCCTCCGGCTCTGATGTTTGTTGCAACCCGCCTCCTTGAGACGGAATTGCGTGTTGGTACGACCGACAACGACATCAATGCCCTGAAGA